AATATTAGCTTGTGCTTCTAATTCAGCTAATTCATTTCTTTTTCTTTGTTCTAAAATTTGTTGATCTAATACAGAAATATTAGTATTTACTTCATTTCTATTATCAATTTTAGCTTTTACTTTATCAGAAAATTCTAATTGACAAGAAAATGTTTTTAATTCTAGACCTTTTTTTGTAAATTCTTCAGCTACAATCTTTTGTAAAGTTTCTTCAAACTTTAAAGAACCTCCAGTAGCCATTAATTCATCTGTAGTATATTTTCTAGATTCTTCTTTCATTAAATCGTAAATCTTAGTTTCTAAGATATTATCTTCTAAAGAAGTCATAAAATCATCTCCAGAACCTAAATGTTTATTTTCAAATACTACATCTATAGCTCTTTTTTCTATAACTACAAAAGAATAAATAGGTTTAGAACTAAATTCTGTATTGTCAGAAGCTTTTAAATGTAAAGCTTTATCTGCAAAATCAGCTCTTTGTTCCCATAAAGGTACTTGAAATAATTCTGAACCAGGAGAAAACATAGTAGAAACTCTACCTTTTACTATAGAGAAATCATCTTTTCCTGCTTTACCATAATTTTCCATAAGAACTCCTACATAATTAGGAGCTACTCTTTGACAAGAAAATAAAAATATTGTACTTAATAATAATGTAATTGCTAATAATTTAAAATTCTTCATAATTTTCTGTTTTTTTTAATTGTTTAATATTTGATTTATTTCTTTTTTAAATATGTATTGAGTACCTAAACATAATCCTATTGCAGAAAATATTCCTACCCAAGGGTTTATATGATTAAATATCCAATTGCATAAAAAAAGTAGTATTAAAACTAATACTACTTTTAATATAATTTTTGTGATCATTTTGTATATTAATTTAATTTACTAATATTTGGTTATTTTCATGATCAAAAATAGCTTTTTTGTTAGTATCTTGTATACTATTTAGTACACTTAAATATCTAATTGCTTTTTTTGTTGCATTTAATTCTCTTTTTTTAGAGATAGGAAAATCTTCACTTACTGTTACTCTAACAGAAGGTTTATGTATTTGAGTACTTGATACTAATACATATGATTTGTTGTTGTGTATTACTAATCTTTTTTTCATTTTTATTTTTTTTAATTGTTTATTTGTAATTTTTTACTTTAGATCCAAAGTTCTATAGAAGTTGTTAAAGATTCTTTAAGTTTTATTTGAGATACATTAATAAATTCACTTTTTAATTTAATTTGAGAACCGTCCTTTAATGTCCAAGAATATTTATAACCTTTTTTATTTTTTATTTCAAACCCATCTTGTTCATTTTGTAGTATATAAAAATTATCACCTTCTTTAGTAATTTCTCCATCATCTATAAAAGTACCATCTATATAACAAGTAATCTTTTTACTTACCATATCATCTGTTATTTCTGTTATATCCATAATTCTATTGATTGTGTTAAAGGTTTAAGATTTATTAATCTGTCACAATTATTTTTATCTATTTGCCAAGAATAATTATAATTTTGTTTATTTTTAGCTGAATTCCCATCTTCTACATTTTGTAATATATAATATTTATCTCCTTCTTTAATAATTTTACCTTTTTTTATAAATCTATAATATAAAGTACAACTTACTTCTTTTCCTACTAAAGATTTTACTAATTCTATAGTAGTTTCTTCTTCTTGTTTTGTTATATCCATAACTCTATATTTTGAGGTTTAGGTATTATAGGAGTCCAATCATTGTTATTAAAATAATACAAACATTCTTTAATACTATATCTAGAAAATTCATAATTATCTCCAGTATTTATGAATTTAAAAGGATATATATTAGTTATCTTATAAGTATTATCAACAGTAGTAAATTGAAGTCCTACATAAATATCTTTTTCTGTATATACATAATTTTCTTTTTTCATATTTTTATGTTTTTTTTTGATTTTAAAAAGAAAAAACCCTACTTAGCTTTTTTTAATTTACTAAGTAGGGAAACTTTATAAAAATGAAAAATTATTGTATATATTCTGTTACAGATTCTGCTATTGATTTTAAATCATTAGCTAATCTTTCTTCTTCAGAGAGGTGTTTAGAAAGATTTTTAATAGCAGATTCAATTTTTTCAATTTTTACTTTATTGATTAATTCATGAATTGCTTTATCTATAATCTTTTCCCATTCAGAAACTGTTTTATTAGCTACTTTAAAAGGAGCTATATTTTTGTCTTGTAGACCATATCTTTCTACTTCTCTATTATAAGAATCATTTCTTGTATGTAATGCAGAAGATATTTCTAAAAGTCTTCCTACAGTATTCACGTTTTTAATATTATCTCCATTATCATAACTAATATCTAAAGATATAGAATCTTCTCTATCACCTTTTAATATTGCTAATTGAGTTTTTAATTGTTCTATAGTTACAGATACTTCTTGACTGTTTTTAGGAATTACTAATGATGTAGTGTTTACTGTTGCTACTGTTGTTGTTCCTTTTTTACTTGTTGATTTAGTTGCCATAATTTTTGTTTTTTAATTTAATTTAATATTGTTTAAGAATAACTATTGTTTTATTTTTTTAATTTTTAAGTTTTTTATAAAATACAAATTCTTTATAATAACCAAATCTATCTTTTCTTTGATAAATATATAATTTATCAAAACTATTAGGATTTTGAACTCTTTCTTTATAAAGTTCTATATTAATAGTTTTTAGTACTAATGTAGAGTCTTTAGTTATATAAGTAGTATCTGTAGAAGCAAATGACATAAGAGTCATTATACATAAAAATCCTATTAAAAGGATTATGTAAAAAGTTTTTTGTTTCATTTTTTTTAAGATTTTTTAAATTGTTAAATAATACTAAATCATTAAAACTTGCAAAAAATACAAATTTTAATAATATATTTTTCATTAAAAACCCCCTACTATATTACTATAATAGGAGGATAAAAATGAAAAACAAAACACTAATTGATTATAAATCAACTAGTTAAGTGGAGATGTTGGGATTCGCAATTTTAAATAATAATTTGTTTATTAATTAAATTTTGATTATATTTACATATGCAAAAATATAAAGAAAATCGAAGATTAATAAAAGTTAATTGTGATCATTGTGGTAATTCATATGAAAAACCTGAAACTGAATATTTAAGAAATGTTAGATTAAATAGAAAATCTTTTTGTTCTAGAGAATGTACAGGGTTACATTTTGTAGAAAAGACTATATTATCTAAAGATTCTAAAGAAAAATCAAGATTAAGTACTATAGAAAGAAATAAATTAAAATCTTTTAATCCATTTAAATTTTATTTAAAATGTGCTAAAAGTAGATTTAAAGAATGTAATTTAACATTAGAAGATTTAAAAGAACAATGGGATATACAAAATGGTATTTGTATATACTCAGGAATATCTTTAATATTAAATAGTCATATCAATAAAAAGAAAGATATAATACATTTAGCTTCTTTAGATAGAATTGATTCTTCTTTAGGTTACATAAAAGGTAATATTCAATATGTTTCTCAATCAATTAATTATATGAAACATACTATGTCACATGAAGAAACTTTATTAGTGTGTAAATTAATAACTAAAAATTATTTAACTAAAGGTTTCCCTTTAGATTAGACTATATCATCATCTGTTCTAGATGTTGGAAGCTCTTGCCTGTTATTAAGTAGATTTACTACTCAGGTAGTCGTTGCACCTTTTAAGAATTTATTCTTAACTTGGCTCAGGATTGACATATCATTTCTGACACAGTTTTCCCTGAATTCATCCAATTTTTAACATAATATCCCTATTATGTGGGTCCAAATTTAAACCCAAGTCTTGTTACGCCAATTATAAAGAAATTTATTTATAAGCTTAGGATAATCAAAGTTTATCTTACTACTTTAGATTCCAATAAAGAATTGGGACCAACCACAGAGGGTTAGACTACCACCATCTTATTTTTTAAGAAAAATAAGAAAAAACAATTTGTAGTATTCTGTTACTAAGCTACTACAAGCTC